CTTAAATTGTAAACTCTGAAGTTCATGTTTCCCAGTCACGATCGGCAAGGGCAAAATCTTCTGTGGTTGTAGACAGGAAAATATTTTTTCTTGTGATTTTTAAGTAATAAACCTTCAACGAAACTTTTAAGTTTATTTGCGTGAATATCGGCAGAAATGAACTTCAGAGTTTACAATTTAAGCTACGGGCGGCAATAGATGAGTAAATATAGCGACGACTACAAAGCCGATGCAATTGCTCAGTTAATTGCAGATGGCTACCCTGACAATGAATATGCGCCTCGCAATGTTCGCAAGATACTTGTCGATTCTTATGGCTTTGCACCAGTAGCAAAAACATTAAAGCGATGGTTTGATGGTCGTGAAGGTGCGCCGCCGGACAAAAATGTCCAACAACAAAAAAACGAATTAGCCGACACCTTCGAGCAGATTGCAGAAAAATACCTTCAGCACGCTTCACAAGATACTGTTGTTACCGAATCTAAAGGCAAAGAAGCCGTCATGACAGCGGCGATCGCAGTCGATAAGATGCGGTTGCTTCGAAATCTACCAACGGAAATTGTCGGCGTTATTCCTGCCATGCAGGCAAGTATCGAGAAATCAGGCGAAAGTCTACAATTGGTGATGCCGATATTGGTCGAATTGCTAAACATGCTTGCTGAACATAATATCTCGCCATCTCAAACCTTTCAAAGACTATCAGATAGAATTCATGGTCGCACAGATAACCCTAACTGACTCTGATTTCGATTTTGCCATATCTGGTATTGATGGTAATCAACGCATAATTGACGATGCTAGAAAATCATTATTAGCATTCACTCTATTCACTTTCCCTGAATACCGTGTTAACTGGCACCATCGGCTATTGTGCGAATATCTCGATAAATTCGTATCAGGCGAAATCAATCGGTTAATTGTGTCTATGCCTCCACGTCATGGCAAAAGTGAATTGGTATCTCGGCGGCTACCTGCATATATATTAGGTAAAAACCCAGATATGCAGATTATGGCAACCAGTTACGCAGCATCCCTATCTCAAAGATTCAATCGAGATGTACAGCGCATCATAGATAGTGCTGCTTACAAAATATTGTTCCCTGATACACATTTATTCGGCAAAAATATTCGAACCGTTGCCAGTGGTACATGGATTCGGAATTCAGACATGTTTGAAATTGTGAATCATCTTGGATCATATCGGAATGCAGGAGTCGGAGGTGGTATCACAGGTATGGGGTTTGATAGAGGAATAATTGACGACCCCTTTAAGGATGCGAAAGAATCAAACTCTCCTACCATCCGAGATCGCATAGCCGAATGGTTTTATAGCACCTTTTATACACGACAGCAAAAGAATGCCGGTATCTGTATCACCATGACAAGATGGCATATGGATGATCTTGTAGGTCGTGTTTTAGATGCCATGTCACAGGTCGATGGCGAACAATGGACTGTACTTGAATTACCGTCTGTGCTTTACGATCTTGATAATAAGCACCCGCTAGACCCTCGTAATTATGATGAAGCTCTGTGGAAAGATCAATACAATCGCGAATTTTTAAGAACTATCGAAGCGCAAAACAAGTTTGTTTTCTCAGCTTTATATCAACAAAAGCCGATCCCGCAAGGCGAAGGCTTATTTGATGTTGGCAAAATTGAGATTATAGATAATATCCCAAGCAATCTTAGCAAGGTGCGCTTCTACGATTTGGCTGTGACATCCAATCAAACAAGCGACTATACGGCTGGTGTTCTGCTAGGACGTGATTCCAATGGCAATGTTTATGTTTTACATGTTTATCGTGCTCAAAAGAACCCCGTTGCGGTCAAAAACGATATTGTTCGGCAAGCTCAAATAGATGGCACTGATACTCGAATTGTACTTGAAACTGAAAATGCGGGTTTAGTGCAACTTGATTATCTATTGCAAGAAGTCTTACTTGCGCCTTATACCATTACAGGGGTTAAGCCACAGGGCGATAAATATACACGAGCACAACCGTTTGCAAGTCGAGTTAATACAGAGAAAGTATTTTTACTACGTGGGGCATGGAATCAAGCTTATTTAGATGAACTTTCAATATTCCCGATGGGCGCACACGACGATCAAGTTGACGCATCGTCTGGGGCGTATTCCCAGCTTTCTGCCCGCACAACTACCGTATCAATTGACACATTTTAGCAATGTGAAATCTAGTTTTCATTTTAGGATGCCTGATTAATGGTCACACTCCGAAAGCAAGAAGCGCAGTCAGTTCAAGAATTCGAACCGGCTGATTCTGTCGGCTATAACGGCATCTGGTTTGTCGGCTTCGATCAGACATCGATCTTGCCGGCATGGGGTACACATAGCCGTGATCGCGTGTTGCGTAATCTATACCGTGATCCATATAACTGGATGGGTCAAGCGGCGGTTGCTGCAATTATCCGCAAAGTGAAATCAACACCCTGGCAAATCAAAGCCGGTCGTAATACCGTCTCGTATTTTCAAGATCTGCTTCAGCAGGCGCAATTTACAAAAGGCTGGGGCGATTTTATCAGTCGTTTATTGCTGGATTTCTTGACCTGCGATTACGGCGCATACATTGAAATCATCGGGCGCGGCAAACCTGATTCGGCGCTTAAAGGGCGTGTCATGGGCTTGGCTGCACTCGATAGCCTGCGCTGTGTGCCGACTGGCAATCTGGAATATCCAGTTGTGTACTATAGCCGGCGCACCAACAAATTACATAAGTTGCATTACACCCGTGTTTGTCGTCTGGTCGATATGCCAGATGGCGATGAATCGCGGCATATGGCAGGCTTGAGCAGCATGGCTCGTGCTACTGCCATGATTGAGCAGCAAATTCCACTCAATAAATATATTTCGACCACCTTCGATAATTTACCGCCGATTGGCATCTTCTATAACAATGCCAATATGGATGACGAAGCTTGGAAAAAAGCATGGGCATCCTATAAGGCAAAACTCAAGAGTGGTGCTGCCGGCATGTTGACCATCAACGGCGGCGGTCAGACCGAAGTTAAAGGCGAATTCCTGCGCTTTGCAGCTGCGCCCGATGGCTTTGATTATGACAAATACACTGAAATTGCCGTCAATGCTTATGCGGCTGCCTTCGGCATCGACCGTCAAGACATCTATCCTTTGACTGGTAAACAAGCTGGCACAGCAACACAATCCGAAATCTTGCACGAGAAATCGAAGGGGATGGCATTCGGTGACATCCTGAGCACGATTGAGCGCGCCATCAATAATTTTATCTTGCCGCCTGCCGCCGAATTCAGTTTCGAGTATCAGGACGAAGAGAAAGATTTACAGGTTGCCACTCGCGATAATGTCCTGATCGATATTTCGGCTAAGATGCTGGCACAGGGCATTCCTGATAAAGCCGTATTGCGCTATCTGGCAAATATGTCCGAGACCTTCCGGGATGTCATGACGGATGAAAACGGCGAGATTATCGAATTGCCAGACGACGACCGCAAGCCCGTTGCTGAAGCGGAAATCAACGAAGCCATCGTTGCCGATGACAATACCGATGATGCGCCGGAAGATGCTGCCGTTGGTACAGATAGCAAAGCGATCGACCTACCACGCGAAGCCTATGCGTATATCCCATTAGGCAATAACGAACAAATCTTGCAGGTGATGCGTCTCGTCAAAAGCAAGATGCCAAAAGACAACGTGATTGAATGGCAATCGGCTCCGACCTTCCATATTACGTTGTGCTTTGCCAAAGATGTTGAAGATAGCGAGGTCGATGGTATTGCCGATGCGATTCGGCTGCCGAGCGATCTCTGGATCGATAGCCGTTCACTCAATGTCTTTGAGACACCCGACGGTTATGCGCTTCATCTGGAAGTTGAACTGTTCCCAGATATGAAGCAACTGCAAGCCAGTGTCTACGGTGCCTTCGCTGGTGCCGCCGATGACATTTCGCCATTCAGTATTCCGGCAGATTATAAGCCACATATCACGCTTGGGTACTTAAAGCAGAATGTCGGATGGCAGGACCTTCAAGGTAATGTAGACATCGGCATTAAGATGAATCCGACACAGGTCATTATTGCGCGTGACGATTATGACCCTGTTGCCATTCTCAATGCCAATCAGAGCATCAAATCTTACACGGTAAAAGCCATCCAAGCGACACGGCTCGACTTCGAGAACCGCTACGATGATTTCTTAGCAGAAATTCGCGCCGGCAATTTAGATCGTCGGCGTGCCGGTGTTATCTTGCGCGGTATGTTGCGGACATTCGGCTTTCGTTCCTATCGGGATGGTCTGGAAGATGGCGGCGTTGATCCGAATGAATTTGATGACCGTGACCAAGGGATTGCAAATACGATATTAGCCGAACAATCGCCATATGTGAGTAATTTCACAGATGCGATTATCAATGGTGGTGGTATCAGCGATGCTGTCGCCAAGCAAAAAGCGGCGATGTGGTTTAACAAGAGCATCAAGCCCTTTTAT